TCAGGTAAGTTCACGGATAGCGCTTACAATAGAAGCGGCATTCCAGCCAACTACTTTAGAAGCTTTTGCTCTGAGATCAACCGGAATATAACTGCTGCCCCAAGGCATAATAACAATAATAGGCTTTCCCATTCTGAGGGCTTCATCTACTTCATATTTCATCCAGTCGTGGTAGAGTGTGTACATACCGCCGATAACAAGGACAACTTGTGCTCTTTGAATTTTGGCAGTGATGGCTTGTGCGATTTCGTGATAGGATGCGTGAGGACTGGACAGCGCCAGCGGCTTTTCTTTTGGTGCAGAGTAGTTGTAATAAGAAAACCAAGGAGAAGCATCCAAGAGATTTACAAGTCGGTTATATTCATCGCCGTATCTCCATGCGTGGCTGATAAAAATGCGATAATCGTACAAAGCGGGCACCTTAAACATCCTTTCTTGTTTTGGAGGTTAATATGAAATTTCAAAAAAAACCGGTCATTATTGATGCGTACCAGACTGACAAAGATGTGTATATTGAGACGCTGGAGGGTGTGATGCATGCCTCACCGGGGGATTGGATCATTACCGGAGTCAACGGAGAAAAGTATCCCTGCAAACCGGACATTTTTAAAAAGACTTACGAAGCGGTTCCCGACTGAGTTTTGCTCTTATCTGTGACAGGCTTTGCATTGGAAGATTTCCATTTGCTGCCTTCAGAGGAAAGCAAATTTTCGATGTTGTGAACGAACAACTGCTCTTTTGTTTCATCCGTTCCGTAAGGAAAAGCATTCATCAGATAGAGGCTTTTTTCGTGCTTCAAGGCCTCACAAGCGGCACGATATTCGATCCAGTTTTCATGGTAGCGATAAAGACGCTCGATTCCCTCGATGATGGCAATTGCAGCACCTAGCACACCTACCATGAAAGCAACTTGGGAACATCCAACAGTATAACTGGAAAGCAGCGGAATCGCTGCGGCAATAACAAGCTCGGTCAGTTGCAAGCACTTATAGCGCTTTTGTGCATTCTGAGATTTTTTATCGTACCAGTTGATCTGATCATCCAGACGGTTTGTGATATAACTGTTAATGTCACCTGGCTCAATTTCCGGAGGCGTATAATCCGGTACTTTTTGTTTGCTCGTAAACATATTTTATAGCCTCTTTTCTAACCCTGACAAGTTTTTGTCAGGGTTATTTTTTATGCTTCATTTCTATCCACGCCCACCGGCTGAGCCCGGCGGGGGGATTGTTTTGCCCCGCTGGTGTTACAGCACCGGTGGGGTTATTTTTTATCAGCATTTGCGACAAAGTCGTCGATAAAACCCGTCAGGTGGAATTCGTTGACCAGTCCGGCAAGGTCACGGCGGTCTCTGCTCCAGTTATAAGGGGAGAGATAGCCATGCGACAGGCCGTAGCTGCCGAGACCGAGAAGCAACTGCAGAAGCCGGATACCTTGATCCGAAAGATTGACGGGCGGTTTGGAAAAAACAAGGCTGTAAAAACGCTGTGTTGCGGATTTGTAAAGGACCTCCCAGGTGTCCTTATAGGGATCATTACCGCACCGATCAAGAAGAAGGGACTTTTGACACAACCCCGAAACGACATCGTTCCGGAGCAGGACACCGTAGTCTGAAGCCGGGTCAAAAGACTGAACGGTCGAACAAATCTCCTGAAAGGCAATCCGGACCTGAATGCCGTAAACCTTCCGCCCCGTCCAGTCGGCGGCAAACAGAAAAAGAATGATACCGGGATACAGAAGGGCTGCAAACAAACCGTTTCCGGAGTCCGGGTCATAAACGGAAAAAAGGAAAAGCCAGAGGATGATCCAGACGCTCCCGGCCATAATGCGAAGAAGAGAAAGAAAGTGCTTCGTCTTTTGCGATTCCCGTACTTTGGATGGATCCATTACATTCACCTCGTTGGAATTTGATTCCAGCATAGAGGACTAAAAGTTTCCTGACCAGTGGCAAAATAACCAAAAATAAGGCGTAAAAATTGTTTTGTTGCTTCCGCAACATAAAAAGGCTCTTGTGCAGCACTGCACAGGAGCCTTTTTGCTTAGCGGTGTCGCAGAGCGTGACGGAAAAATACTACTGATTCATTGCCTTCTTGCGGATAGAGATATTTGAATCAATTCGATTTTCCTCCAGCTTCTCTGCCTTTTCGACATTCGCGGTTAGATTGGCCACAAAGCGTTCCACAGCCCGTTTATCAGAATCAGACAGTTCCAAATAGGTTTCCAGAAGCTGGCGGCCATACAGTCCGAGATCATATTTGTCGGAAAGCTGTTCAATCAAATCCATATTCTTCTGACTGAACATAGAGCCAGTGCCATACCGCAGCCATTCTTCATTGACATCAAATTCACGACAGATTAAAAGAACGATGTTGTCAGCCATTGCATTAACACCGCTCTCATAACGGGAAATAGCGGAACCAGTTAAAGAGAGTTTGGCACCAAAGTCTACCTGATTTAGCTTCAATGCTTTACGAAGCTGTTTAAGTCGTTCATTCATGGGTGTTCACCTCCTTGCAAATATAGTACGCCAAAATCTTACCGTTGTCAAGAAAAATGCTTGACAATATTGCCAATGGAAACTATAATAATACCAACGGAAAGATTTTACTTGCCGTTAGGAGGTGTAGCAAGATGATGCAATCAACCGAAACCACCCGGATGGTAGAACTGCTGACGACAGCAACAAAGTTGCCGGAACCAATGCAGGCGCTGGCGCTGGGTTACGCAAAGGGACTGGCGGATGCCGAAAAGCTTCGTGCTCAGCCCACCGACCCGAAAAAGAGCGCATGAAAAAGCCCCGGCGGGGAGCCGGGGGCGGAAAGGGGGTGAAGAGGTGGCAGACAACAAAAAGCCCTGCGCTCCGGTGGAAGCGGAGAGCAGGGAATACGATGTGACATTTCGGGAAATAGACCCGCTGTGTGCCGCACTGGACGAACTTTGCATGGCGTTGAATTGCTGGTATGCTGCAATGAACAGCCCGTGGCAGCGGGAAGATCAAACATACCGCAAGATGTTGGCAAAGAAAACCAAGACAGCATTGAAGCGGATTATTCAGAACGAGGGTGAATCGGCTGATGAAGTGTCTGACAAGAGGTGCTGTAAATCGATTGAGGATCCCGATAGAAGTTGATTTCTCCATCAATGAACATTTCTCGGATGGCTTTCAGACACCAGTTACAAGTAGGGCAATCGTGGTAACCGCCACAACCGCCCGGATAACTAAAGAAAGGCTCAGGGGAATCCGGTGATTGAAGAATAACAATGGAAGCGTGATAAGGTTCCTGCTCGTAAGAAAAGCACTGGGGACAGCCGATGCGAAAATCAATTCGATAGGACATTGTATTCACCTCCTTTCTGCTTGAAAGCTTAACATGATTCTGCTGAGAGCACAAGGAATGGTGAACAAGAGTACATGAAAAAGCCCAGGCTGGGAGCCGGGGGAAATGGAGAAATTATGAAGTACGAAGAAATTATGGCGTGCTTCCAGGATATCAACGGCCCTTGGAGCAACGCGGCCTGCATGGGCTACTGCTTGATCGCAATGCGCCGGGCGGGGCTGAGGCCTACGGTACAGCGCCGGGTGCTGCGGGTGCTGGAAGGAGTGTTCGACGATGTGAGTGTGGAGAAGGCCGAGAAGACCGGATATGCCAATAAGGAGGAGTAAGGAGTGGACCGTTATATGATCGTGATCCCGGCGAAGAACCGGGCATTCAACATGAAGTGTGATGATGGTGACAGCATGAAGCTGGAGACCCTGCAGAAGCTGGTGGGCGGGCCGATCGAGCCGGTGCCCGCCTTGCTGAGCGCCGAGTGGGCGCGGGAGAAGGACGTGGACGGCATTCTGCTGCTGGTGAACGAGGAAGGGCTGATGAAGGAGCGCCCCCTGACGAACCAGCGCGCCAGTGAGATGACGGCGGCAGAGCTGGTGGGCCCGGCAGTCGTGGCCGCAAAGCGCGGCGATGAGCTGATCGGCTTTGCAAAGCCTGTGGTGGAGACCATCTGCGCCGAGTGGCTGTGAGGTGCTGCCATGGGCCGAAAGCAGAAACTGCCCTTTGAGCACTGGCAAATTATTGAATTGCTGCACATCACACAGGATTTTTACTCAAAACCGGAGAATGAGGCTGCATTTCAGGAATGGAAGGCGGCCAGAGATGCGAGAAAAACAAAAAGGCCCGCCGGTGCTGGAACACCGACGAGCCAACCAGGGTGATGGTTTGACAACACATCACCAGAAGTTTAACACAGAGTTGGAGGATTTGCAAATGAAAAAGAAGATCACGGGCAGCGTGCTGAGCGCCGGTGCCATTGTGCTGGGACTGGCTGCAGCAGGCTGCGGCGGGGCCATTGAGAACGCGGCCAACGGCTGGGCAATGCTGAGCTACACGCTGCTGGCCATCGTGCTGGGGTGTGCAGCCCTGGCGCTGGCCGGGCTGGGCCTGGTGGCGGAGCAGCGGAAGGAACCGCAGAAGATCCACAAGGTGCCGGAGAACACGGTGAAGAAGGCCGTCTGCGGCAGAAAGGTGGGGTAAGGATGGTACGGATTGAAATTAAAAAGACAGTCAAGGGTCAGATGATGCTGGCGGTGGAAGCTGAGCATGAGAGCCTGGACGAAGTTCTGACATGCGCTGCCCGGTGCTTTGTGGGTGTTGCACGGAAGCTTTTAGGCCCCATTTCTACTGACCCGTTATTTGCCGACGAGGCGGCGAAACTTATTAAGGATTTGCTGACGGACACGGAAGGCTTTAAGGTAACGGAAGGGTACGAGGGCAAAGAAGCAAAATTTATTGCCGCGCTGAACGGTATGAATGCGGGGGAACAGAAATGACGCTGGAAGATTACAAGAACATCCTGCGGACGGGAACGCCGAGCGACCGGGCGCGGGCCATTGCCGAGGCCGGGAACGACAGGAGCCTGACCGATGAGGAGTTCCACGAGCTGACGGCCATGATCAAGGGCGTTGTGCGGCCCGGGCGGCGGAAGATGACCCCGGACGAGGCAAAGCTCTGGGCCGAGGTGAGCCGGATCAACACCCGGTTGAAGGACGAGATGGTGAACGCGGGCTTTGCGGTGCGGGCCCTGCCCGGCGACCTGCAGGAGGATGCGATCAACGTTCTTTCCCACACGGTGAGCGGGATGATGAGCAGTCTGGCTGCCCTGATGGCAGAGACCGGGGAACCCTGATGGATAAGACCCAGTGTGTACATGTGTTTGAGATCACCCGGAGCCGGTGCCTGGCATGTGCAGGCCGGAACCGGGCGTGCGGGGAATATGAAGAACGGAGAAGTTACCATGAAAACAAAAATGAGCCTTTCGGCGGAGATGGACCTGACCCAGGACAGCGTGGTGCAGCTGACCTGCTGGTGCGGGCAGATCGCCTTACATGAGCTGTGGGGGCTGGGCCGCACCCGGCTTGACCGGATCACCAGACGGAAGGAGCTGCTGGGCAGCCAGAGCCTGGCTGTGGTGATGCAGCCGGACAAGAACGGGATGCCCCAGACGGAGAAGGCCCGGCGGCTGCGGGCGGAGGCAATCCCCAAGGGCGTGCCGACGGAATTCCGGGTGCCTGCTTTGCGGACACCCCGCACCCGGCGGGAGCAGCAGCTGAAAATGGTGGGCGACCGGGCGGCGACCATGGCCTGGCAGCTGATGGCGCTGGCCTGTGTGCAGGAGCTGGGGTTTGGAGCCGAACGGCTGAACCGGCTGTATGCAGAGATGCGCCACAACTACGAGCAGCTGAATGAGTGGGGCAAGACGGACGGGCTGGACGTGGCCATGGAAAAGCTGCGGCGCTGCGCCTGCGATGCCTTGCAGACTGAGGACATCGTGGTGGAGAACGTGGACGATGAAAAGACAGTGCAGACCCTGAGCCGAAGCTATAAGGAGCAGGAAACGGAGTTTCTGAAGCGGGCCGTGATGATGGCAGCGGGCCGCAAGGCCTGCCGCCAGAGCCTGAATGTGTTGAACGAAGAGAGTGTTCGGCAGAAATGTGCGGATGCCATGGCAGCGGCTACCGGAAGCAACCTCTCACCGCTGCGGTCTGGCTATGCCAGCGCCTTGCAGAGCTCCCCTGATATGGGAGCCAAGGATCAAGGAGGACGATAAGATGCAGAGTGGATGCAGATGGGTATACACCCTGATGGACTGGGACACCGGCGAGGTGGTGGCCAAGGGCACCAGCGTGGAGCTGGTGGAGCAGGGATATTTTCCCGATGTGAACAAGCTGAGCAGCGTTTGGAATAATCTGGAAAAGTGCAAGAACCCCAGCCCGAAGAGTTACCGGTGGAAGATGGAGCGGAAGAGCACCAAGGACGACCGGGTGGAGAGGGCCCGGGCAGAAGGCCTGAGTGCGGACGAGCGGGCCGAGACCCGGATGGTGCGGGTGTACAGCTGCTACGGTGCGGACGGCACCCTGCTGGGCAAGGGCACGGCGGCAGAGCTGAAGGACAAGGGATTGTTTGGCAGCGAGGGCACAGTGCACGAGTGCTACCGCAAGCGGGGCGGCGTGTACAAGCCCGGCGGCGTTACGCGGATGGAGATGGAGCTGTGCCAGAAACGGATCCGGCACCCAATGAAGCTGCCGGATCAGCCGGTAAAGGTGAAGCGCAAGCCCATTGGCGGCGTGATCGACCCCAGCGCCCTGGCCTACGATGTGCATGACCTGATGATCTACAACGAGAAGGCCCGGAAGATCGGAAAGCCGGAGCTGACCTACGGCTACTGGGCGGAAAAAGGAAAACCGGCAACACCGTAATTTATTATGAAGAGCAACGGATACGATGGACCTGACACGTCCACCGTATCCGTTACGTTTCATAATACCTTTATAAAGAAAGAGGGGGAAGGGCCCTCTTTGGGGAGCTAGTATACCCGTTATTTCTGTGACGGTGGGGTCACGGGAAAGAGACTATCAGCAGAAAGTGAAAGCCAGCAGGAGGGCACCGGGATGCGGAATACCTACACCAGAGAGAAGAGAACCCTGTGTGGGGAGAGTTACATGGAGGTAGACCTGTATGCCATTACCCCGGAGGAACACCAGGCCAAGCGCAGGAAGAAGTGCAGGCCCAGCAGTGAACGGCAGAAGCGGCGGAATGCCCAGCACGCCCATCGGCGGAGGGTGCAGAAATCAAACGCCAATTTCACGGTGTTGGGGTTCTACCTAACCCTGACCTATGCGGAAGAATACCTGCCGGAAAGCATGGAACAAGCCGAAAAAGACCTGCGGAACTACATACGCCGACTAAAAACGGCAATTTTAGCTGCCTTTGGCCCGGGCTTTGCCCTGCGATACATGGGGTTGACCGGCTGCGGACGAAAAAGCGAACGCTACCACCATCACCTGCTGATCGAGTGCCCAGGGCTGACCATGCGACAGAATGCAGACTTTCGGCAGCTGCTCGAGGACAAATGGTCCGCACGCCAACCGGACGGCAGCTATGAGCTTTTGGGTACAGCTAACGCTGATCGGCTGAACCTGCAGAACCGGCTGGATGACCTGATCACCTACTTCGAGAAGCACGGGCAGTTGCGCTGGTACGAGAGCAGAAGCCTGATCCAGCCGGTGGAGCTGGTACCCAATGACACCAGATGGAGCCGGAAGCAGCTACGCAAAGGCTGCACGGACTGCAAGGACAGTGCATATTGGTGGGAGCAGAAATACCCGGGCTGGAAATTCGTGCGCTGCGTGGTACCGGAACCGGAGAGCCCCGGATGCGAGAAAGAGGGCTGGGATGCGGATGACCTGCGGTGCTATGTGGTGATGGTGAAGCAGAAGGTGGGACATGCCTTTGCGAAAGTTCGCACCTGACAGATAAAACACCGGTATTTTGCGCGTTATACCCATGCGAAAAGAGGGTGGAGCGGTGACAAAAGAGCAGAAGAAAGCGACCCGGCAGGCTCTGCGCCGATATGGCGAGGGGTCTGTTTGTGCTGCCTGGGCGCAGGTGATCGGGGCGGTGCTGGCCTGGTACGACCGCAATGACCCGGTATGCGCCCAGCTGCTGCGGTTGCGCTACCTGCAAGGTCTGCCCGAGGAAAAGGTGATCGCCCGGCTGTATGTGGGGCGAACGACCTACTACACCAAAGAGCTGGAAGCCCTGAGCACCGTGGCAGTGTGTGCAGCGGATGCAGGGCTGCTGCCCGGCGGGCAAATGTCCGGGGTATTTTGAGCGAGAGAGACGTGGTAGGCTATTTGCAAAGGCAGGTGAGAGAGTTGGCAAAGAAGCGGGCGTACTGCAAGAACACGGTGCCCGGAAAGCAGCGGGGAAAGAAATACCAGGCGGCGTTCCGGGCCGAAGTGGTGATGGCCATGCTGGGCTCCAACTCCATCTGCGCTGTGGCGAAGAAGTACGGGGTGCCGGAGAGCACCATCCGGAGCTGGATGAGCGAGGAGGCAAGCCGCAGTGATGCCTTTGCAAAGGCCCGGCAGGAAGCCGCGCGGGAGATCGCCATCCGGGCAAGCCTGGGGGTACGGGCACAGGTGACCTTTTTGCAGGGTCGGGCCGCTGAGAGCCAGCGGGCGGCGCAGATCACGGAGAGGCTGCACCGGCGTTTGGACGAGGACACCCGGGCCCGGGACTTTGCCGTGGGCACCCTGCTGAAGGACGACCCGGAGGAGCTGGCGGATGCCACCGAGACCGGGCTTGTGGTGTATGGAGGGGCCGGAACCCGGAACTTGCGGCTCTACGAGGACGAGCGGAACCTGTTAAATGCCGAGCTGGAACGGTACGAGGGCCGGGTGATGAGCGACAAGAACGCGGCCGGTGTGGCCAAGGTGCTGATGGAAGTGGCAGAAAAGGCTGCTGCCATGGCCCCGGCGGAGAACACCGACAGCGAGAGTGGCCCGCCGATGGTGGAGATCGTGGCAGCCAGTGAGACGGACGGCCAGCAGGAGGTGGAAGTGGATGGCGGCACAAAGGATGCGTGACGGCAGACCGGTGATCTGGTCGCCGCAGCCTGCCCAGGCACGGTTCATGCAGCGCACCGAGAACGAAGTGCTGTATGGCGGGGCCGCAGGCGGCGGAAAGAGCGACGCGCTGGTGATCGAGGCCCTGCGGCAGGTGGAGATCCCCCACTACCGGGGGCTCATCATCCGAAAGACGTTTCCCCAGCTGCGGGAGCTCATTGACAAGACCATGCGGTATTACAAGCCAGTATTCCCAAAAGCCCGGTACAACAGCAGCACACACTGCTGGACCTTCCCCAGCGGGGCAAAGATCTATTTTGGCAGCCTGAACCACGCCCAGGACAAGTACAACTATCAGGGCCAGGCCTACGACTTTATCGGCTTTGACGAGCTGACCCATTTCACTTGGGAAGAGTACAGCTACCTGCTGAGCCGAAACCGACCCAACGGCCCCGATACCCGGGTCTACACCCGGGCCACGGCCAACCCCGGCGGCATCGGCCACGGATGGGTGAAGGCAAGGTTCGTCAGCCCGGCCCCGCCCGGCACCCGGATGGTGCAGATGGTAAAGGCCCGGGCTCCGGACGGACGGGAGATCGTGCAGCGGCGGACCCGCATCTTTATCCCCAGCACCGTGTTTGACAACGCGGCCCTGCTGGAAAATGACCCGGGATACCTGGGCACGCTGGCTGCGCTGCCGGAAGCGGAGAAGAAAGCCCTGCTCTACGGCGACTGGGACAGCTTTACCGGGCAGGTGTTCACCGAGTGGAAGAACGACCCGGCCCACTACGACGACCAGCGGTGGACACATGTGATCCGCCCGTTCCGCATCCCGGGACACTGGAAGATCTGGCGGGGGTACGATTTCGGCTACTCGAAGCCCTTTTCCGTGGGATGGTATGCGGCGGACGAAGAGGGCAGGCTTTACCGCATCCGGGAGCTGTACGGCTGCACCGGGACCCCCAACGAGGGCATCAAGGCTGACCCTGTGAAGCAGGCAAGGATGATCCGGGAAGCAGAAGAGAACGACCCCATGCTCCGGGGCCGCACCATTCTGGGCGTGGCCGATCCGGCTATCTTCAACGAGAGCCAGGGCGAGAGCATTGCCATGATGCAGGAGAAGAGCCCGAACTTTCTGCACTGGGCTCCCGGCGACCACACACGGCTCGCCGGAAAGATGCAGTTCCACTACCGGCTGGCGTTCCAGGCGGACGGGCGGCCCATGCTGCAGGTGTTCAACACCTGCAAGCACTTTATCCGCACCATCCCGAACCTGGTATACAGCGAGAGCAACGTGGAGGACATTGACACCGACCAGGAGGATCACATCTACGACGAGTGCCGGTATGTGCTGATGGAGAATCCTCTCAGCCCGCCCCGGACAGAGCCGGTGCAGCCCATGCCGGATGACCCGCTGGAGCTGGGGAAGAAAGCGAGGTTTTTTAGAGTATGACCGACGTGATCGGCACAGAGCAGGTGGCGAAGGCCACGGCGCTGTTACAGAGATACAAGACCGGCAAGGCGGCGCTGGACAAGCGGATCGTGGACAACGAGCTGTGGTTCCGGATGCAGCACTGGGCCAACTACAAAAACGAGATGATGGAGGGCAAGCCCAAACCTTCCAGCGGGTGGCTGTTCAACAGCATTGCCAACAAACACGCGGATGCCATGGACAACTACCCGGAACCCAACGTGCTGCCCCGGGCAGCGGACGACGAGCAGACCGCCAAGGTGCTTTCCAAGATCCTGCCGGTGCTGCTGGAACAGGCAGAATACGAGCAGGTGTACAGCGACACCTGGTGGCGCAAGCTCAAGCAGGGCACCGGCGTGAAGGGCATCTTCTGGGACCCGGGATTACGGAACGGCGTGGGAGACATCTCCATCAAGAGCATGGATCTGCTGATGATGTACTGGGAGCCCGGCGTGATGGACATCCAGGACAGCCCCAACCTGTTCAGCCTGGCGGTGGCCGACAACGAACAGCTGAAGGCCCAGTACCCCCAGCTGGAAGGCCACACCGGCAGCACGCTGGAAGTGGCAAAGTACATCCACGACCAGAGCATTGACACCTCGGACAAGAGCGTGGTGGTGGACTGGTACTACAAAAAGGCCCGGGAGAACGGCCCGCCTCTGCTGCACTACTGCAAGTTCTGCAACGGCGTGGTGCTCTACGCCAGCGAGAACGACCCGGCCCTTGCTGACCGGGGATTCTACGACCACGGCAAGTACCCCTTTGTGTTCGACACCCTGTTCGTGGAAGAGGACAGCCCGGCGGGCTTTGGGTACATCGACGTGATGAAGGACACCCAGACTGCCATCGACGAGATGAACGCAGCCATGGACGAGAACGTGAAGCTTTCGGCCAAAGCGCGGTACATCATCCAGGACGGTGCGGGCATCAACGAGCAGGAGCTGGCCGATTTCAGCAAGGACATCGTCCACGCGGCAGGGCGGGTGACGGACGAGACCCTGCGGCCCTTACAGACAGCGGGACTGGCGGGCAACCTGATCACCTACCGGGACGCGAGAGTGGCGGAGCTGAAGGAGATCAGCGGCAACCGGGACGTTTCCCAGGGCGGAACCACCAGCGGCCTGACCGCGGCTTCTGCCATTGCGGCCCTGCAGGAAGCGGGCTCGAAGCTCTCCCGGGACATGCTGAAAAGCGCTTACAGGGCCTTTGCAAAGGAATGCTATTTCATCATTGACCTGATGCGGCAGTTCTACGACGAGAGCCGGGTCTACCGCATTACCGGTGACAGCGGCCAGCCGGAGTATGTGCAGTTCTCCGGGGCAATGCTGCAGCCCCAGCCGGTTGGGATGATCGGCGGGGTGGAGCTGGGCAGCCACGAGCCGGTGTTCGACATCACGGTATCGGCTGCCAAGAAGAGCACCTTCAGCCGCCTTTCCCAGAACGAGACGGCAAAGGAGTGCTACCAGATGGGGCTGTTTGCCCCGGCCAACGCTGACGCGGCGCTGGCGGTGCTGGATATGATGGACTTTGAGGGCATCGAAAAGGTGCGGGAACGGGTGCAGCAGAACGGTACCCTGTACACCCAGCTGCAGCAGGCCATGGAGCAGCTGCAGAAGCTGAGCGCCATCATTGACCAGCAGAACGGCACCAACATGAGCGCCATGGCTGGGGCCGCTGCACAGGCGGCAGGAACCACGGGCGGCAGCAGCGGTGGACAGACCACCGCAAAGACGGCGACCAACGGCCTGGGGGCTGTGGTGGGTGGCGGAGGCAACAGCCTGGCCACCCAGGCGGCACAGCGGGCCATGAATGTGAATAATCCGAATAAGTGATTTTCAGAAGGAGCGATAGAATGATCCATGCAGAGTATGTAGAGTTCGACCAGCCCACTGGTGCACGGGTGCGCAGGCTGGAAGTTTTTGGCCATGCAGGCTATGCGCCCAGAGGGCAGGACATCGTGTGCGCGGGTGCATCCATGCTGATGGAGACGCTGGTGTATGTGCTGGCTGACTGTGACGAGGCCGAGTGCTGTGCCTACAATGAGCCGACCGGGCCCCGCGTTTCGGTGAAGCTGACCGGCAGCATCTACCAGACAGACCTGACAGCAATGGAGTTTGCAAAGACGGGTCTTGCCCTGCTGGCGGAGAGATATCCGGCAAACATCCACTATGAGGACAAAAGCCAGGACGGCCAGGAGAAAATGGTAAACCTTCAGCTGTTTGCTGAGGGCTGCGGTGACGGCGGCGCTGCCGCTGCTGCCGCCAGTGCTGCGGATGCGGCCCCGGCAGTGCAGGAGCCTGCTCTGCGGCCGGCAGAAGAGCGGCTGGCACGGCGGAGCGGGGTGCTGAAGCGGAGCAGCCGGGAAGAGGGCTCACCCTCTCAGTCGGCGCAGAGCGCCGCCAGCTCCCCCGAGGGGGGAGCCCTTGGCAGTGAGGAAAAGTCTGAGCTGGACGAGGAAGCGGCAGAGAACCAGAACGAAGCTGAGGGCAAGGACGGCGAGGAAAAGGGCAAGACCAAGAGCCCGGAGGAGCGGCGGAAAGCCTTTGGTGAGCTGCTGCGCGGAGAGTATGCCGACCTGACCGAGGAGCTGATGCAGAACGCCGTGACCGAAGCGACCCGGCGGCTGGAAGCAAGCCCGGCCATGAAGGGTCTGATGCAGGCGCTGCAGGAAAAGTACGGCACAGATGCCAACGATCTGGTGGCCCTGACCGAGGCTGTGCGGAACGGCGCGGTGAAAGACGATGCCTACTACGAGAAGCTGGCCATGGAGAAGGGCGTTTCCACCAAAACGGCCCGGGAGCTGGACAAGCTGGAAAGCCAGAACAAGAAGCTGACCGAACAGCAGCAGCTGATCCGGCAGATGGAACGCCAGCGGGAACAGCAGGCCCGCATTGCAGAGCTGCAGGCCGGATGGGACCGGGAAGCGGAGCAGCTGAAAGCCCAGTATCCCGACTTCAACATGGCTGAGGTGCTGGCGAACCCGGAGGTGGAGAAGATGATGCGGTCGGGCGTTTCTATGACAAACGCCTACCGCAGCGCCTACTTTGATCACATCCTGAAACAGCAGCAGGCCGCCACGGCCCGGCAGGTGGAGCAGGGTGTGGTGAACCGGATGCAGCAGCGCAATGCCCGGCCCGGCGAGAACGGAACCCGCCCCGGCAGTGCGGTGCAGACCAAGATCGACGTATCCCACATGAGCCGCAAGGAAATGGAAGAGATGGAGAGGCGGGCCATGCGGGGTGAAGTTATTACACTGTAAACCTCTCACCGGCACTGTCTGCCTACGGCGGCGCAGATGCCGGAGCTCCCCTACTAGGGGAGCCGTGAGTAGAGGAAAATAAATTTTAGGAGGAAGCTATGAACAACAGAACCAAGAACCTGAAGCTGGATCTGCAGATGTTTGCAACGGCCAGCACCCAGAACCAGAACGCCACCAGCGCATCCGGCATGAGTGCCGAGATGAAAACCTTTTACGAGAAGCGCCTGATCGACCAGGCAGAGCCTGCCCTGGTGCATGACCAGTTCGGCGACCCGTATCCCATTCCGGCCAACGGCGGCAAGAACATTGAGTTCCGCAAGTATGACAGCCTGCCCAAGGCCACCACTCCGCTGACCGAGGGTGTGACCCCGGACGGCCAGACCATGAACGTTTCCACCGTTACCGCTGAAGTCAGGCAGTACGGCGGCTGGGTGCCCATTACCGACACGCTGCAGCTGACCGCCATTGACAACAACATCGTGCAGGCAACCAAGATCATTGCCAGCCAGGCGGGCCGCACCCTGGACACCATCGTGCGTGATGTGCTGGCGGGCGGCACCAACGTGATCTATGCGCCCAAGATCGGCGAGGGCGGCGCGGAGACCGCTGTGACCAGCCGCGCCACCCTGGATGCGACCTGCCAGCTGACCAGCGACCTGATCGCCCGTGCGGCCACCCAGCTGAAGGCCATGAACGCTGACCCCATCGGCACCAGCTTTGTGGGCATCATACACCCTTATGTGGCCTATGACCTGCGCCGCGACCCGGACTGGATCGATGTGCACAAGTACGCACAGCCGGACGAGATCTACAACGGCGAGATCGGCACGCTGCACGGTGTGCGCTTTGTGGAGACCAGCGAGGCAAAGATCTGGAAGGGCACCGGCTGCCCGGCGGGTCTGGCCGTGTTCAGCACCCTGATCCTGGGTGCCCACGCCTACGGTTCCACCGAGATCGAGGGCGGCGGCCTGGAGCACATCGTGAAGCAGCTGGGCTATGGTGACGACCCCCTGAACCAGCGCGCGTCTGTGGGCTGGAAGGCACACAAGACCGCTGAGCGCTTGGTGGAACAGTACATGGTGCGCATTGAGAGCTGCAGCGCACGGTACAGTGCAACGGCTGAGGCAAACTAAGGGGAATGTTCTCTTTTGCGTGCCAAAAGAGAACCAGAAAAGCACCCGCTACTTTCGAAGCGCGGGAGGCACGAACTAGGGGCTGCTCGCCCCTAGTAACCCCGAAGAAGAAGGCTCCAAGCAAAAATGCTGGAGATTCGCGCATACGCGCGAAGATCTCTTAACCGCATTTTTGCTCTGCGCCGATTTGAAATAAGTTACGGGAAAGGTTGATGGATATGGCAGAAGCAAAGAAAAAGACTGAGACGATCCGGCTGTTTTCGGACGGCGGGAAGTACAAGGGAGACCTGTTCGTGAGCGTGAACGGTGTGAACTACCAGCTGCAGCGCGGAAAGAACATTGAGGTGCCCCCGGAGGTGGCGGAGGTCATCCGCCACAGCCAGGAACAGGACGACCAGACCGCTGCCCGCATGGAAGAGCTGGCGAATAAGGCGTAATTTTTGAGACCCCCCGGCCCGGCGGCACACGCTGTGCCGGGGGTTATTTGTTTGGAGGTCTTTTATGACAGTAGGAAAGGCAATTGCAACGACGACGACCGCCGCCAGTGGCGGAAACAGGGAGGAGTTGTTGGGGCCGCGGCCAGCAGGACACGAGCACAAAGCTTTGTGCGAAGTGGACGCAGGGAGCCGCAACCCGGGTTGCAGATGTGAAAGGATGGAATAAGCGTGACAGTAGGAAAAGCAATCGAAACCGCAGACAAGCTGCGGCCCAACAACGGGTTTGACCGTGAGCTGAAGATCTTATGGCTGCGGCAGGCGGATGCGGGGCTGAGAAAGAGCGTGGTGGACAAGAGCGACACCACCGATTTTGATGCCGTGGGTGCGGACATCTTATACGACCGGGAGCAGGAGCTTTTGCGGCAGGACGCGGAACTGCTGCTGCCGGAGCCCTACGACAGCTACTATGCCCACTATCTGGCGGCACAGATGGACGCGGCCCTGGGCGAGACCGACCGCTATGCCAACGAGATGCAGCTGGCCAACGAGAACCAGCAGGAGTTTGCAGCCTGGTGCAGGCACACCTACCTGCCCAGGATGGCCACGAAGTGGAGGTACTGAGATGGCACTGCCGAGTTTATACAGCATCTCGACGGGGAAGAGCATCCAGACGGCCTTTGGCGGCCTGAATGAAAGCTATGCCTGCGCCGAGGCGGAATTTACCGAGATGAAGAACTTTTCCAGCCGGGGATACCCCGCACTGCAGACCCGGACACCCCGGCGCACAATGCGGGCCATGGGCCGCTGCAACGGGATGTACCACCTGAACGGCCTGCTGCTGTGCGAGGGCACCACCCTGCGCTACACCGAGGACAGCGAGGACGACGTGGCCACCGCGGCTGCGGGCGGGGAGATCGTGCTGGAAAACGCCGTGATGGACAGCGAGAAAATTATGATCGGCATGGGAACGAAGATCCTGATCTGGCCGGATGCCAAGAGCTTTGACACGGCCACCGGCAAGCTGGAAGCCCTGAGCGCCGCATGGAGCCAGACCGGAACGGTGACCATTGCCCCCTGCGACGCGGGCGGCAAGACCTACACTGTGAGCAGCGTGGGCACCACGGAACCTTCCGGCCCGGCGGACGGGACAACGTTCCTGAAACAGAACTCCTCTTCCAGCAAGTGGGCCTATGTGAACGTGCTGGAGCAGTACGATGCCAAGAGCGGCAAGTGGGCGGAGATCCTTTTGAACAGCGTGAAGATGACCCTGCCCGGGCTGGCCGCTACGGGCTTCAAGAAGGGGGATACCATCACGGTGGAGCAGGTGCCCGGGCTGGTGGAAGAGTATCTGGCCGAGGGTGTGAACGGCGAGGTGACCATTGAGCAGATGGACGGGGACAGCATTGTGCTGACCGGCAGCCCAAAGACCGAGAGCGCACGCTATTACGGCAGCTTTACCGTGACGGCGGGCGGTACCACCTGGAAGAGCATGAACGGCAGCGAGAGCGCCACAGCGGGCGGCACCACCATTACCGCACGGCGGCGGGTGCCCCGGCTGGAATATGTGACCGAGAACGCCAACCGGGTATGGGGCTGCAACAGCGAGGAGAATGTGATCTACAGCTGCAAGCTGGGCGACCCCACCAACTGGTACAGCTACCGGGGCATTGCTTCGGACAGCTACGCCGTGAACGTGGGCAGCGACGGCCCCTTTACCGGTGCGGCCACCTGCATGGGCTATGTGCTGTTCTTCAAGGAGAACTGCCTGCACAAGCTCTACGGCAGCCGACCGGCGGACTACCAGCTGGTGAGCGTGCAGTGCCGGGGCGTGGCCAGGCAGGCCAGCAAGAGCATGTGTGTACTGGCAGAGGTGCTGTACTACCTGTCCACTGACGGCGTGATGGCCTGGGACGGCAGCCTGCCGGTGAAGATCAGCGGTGGGCTGGACAACACCTGGCTGATGAACGTGCGCGGGGCGGTGGGCGGTGTGCTGGACACCCGGTATTACCTGCATCTGCGGGTGCCGGGCCGGAACGAGACCCGGCTGCTGGTCTACGACACCGAACGGCGGCTCTGGCACGAGGAGGACACGGTGGCAGAAGAGAATGCTTCCGGCTGGGCAATGTGCTCCACGGGACGGCAGCTCTACCAGTGGGACGGCGTGAACCTGTGGGCCACCGAACCGGAACGGGAGGCCGACCGGGACACAGACACGGCAAAGGCGAATCTGGAACAGAAGGTGGGCTTTGAGGCTGTGAGCGGCGACATTGGACTGAACATCCCGGCGGACAAGTACATCAACCGGGTGTTTCTGCGGGTGGATGCCCTGACGTACAGCGTTGTGGAGCTGCAGGCCAGCTATGAGGGCGGGGCCTGGGAGACGCTGGGCCAGGCAGCCGTTCTGAACAAATACACCCGGGTCAACCTGCCCTTTGTGCCGGAGCGGCACGACACCATGCGGCTGCGGATCAAGGGCACCGGGCAGATCGCGGTGCGGAGCATTGCGTTCAGCATGGCAGAGAGCCGGGGCAACCGGGTGGCCGGAGGGGAGCCGAAGAGATAGCCCTGCTTAGAGGAAGGAGATTTTATATGGCAGATATTACGAGGCTTGGCGAGATCGCCATGCCGAAACTGAGTGACAACATGGCCCCGGAGGACAGGCGGAGCATCAACAACTACCTGATGCAGCTGCGGGACCAAATGATATACATGATGCAGAACCTGGACGAGACGAACTTCAGCGACACCATGCGGGACAAGCTGGTGGCCATGGGGCTGAAGGTGGAGTAAACGAAAGGAGACAGTGAGAAGATGGCAAGAGGAGAATGGTGGGAGTACCTGATTCCGGGCCACAATGTGGGGCTGATGATAGGGGATGTGTATGACGGCATTACCGGCAACAGCGAAAAGAATGCGGGCACCGGCGTGTTTGGAACCAGAAAGAACGGTTCCAACAGCTACCAGTACGCCCAGAGCAACGACCGGGTGACCACGGCAAAGAACAATCTGGATTACATCAAAGGACAGAAGCCCGGGGAGTATCAGAGCGAGTACGGCAGCCAGATCAGCGGCACGCAGAGCCAGCTGGACAAGATGAACCGGGACGGCTTTTCTTACGACTACACCAAGGACGCAGCTTACCAGCAGTACAAGAACCAGTACACCCGGGGTGCGGAGCTGGCCAGTGAGAACGCTGCCGCCAACGCTTCGGCCCGCAGCGGCGGCTACGGCAACAGCTGGGGCGCTTCCAGCGGGCAGACGGCCTACCAGAGCACCATGAACGGGCTTTCGGACGTGGCAGACAGCTTATACAGCCAAGCTTACAACGAATATGCCACCAAGAAGAGTGACCTGGGCAACCGGCTGAGCTCTTTGCGACAGCAGGAAAAGCTGGCGCAGGATGCTTACAACACCCGCCTGAACAATTACTATGGCCAGCTGAACAATGCTCAGACCGAGTATGCCAATGCAGTGAGGGCCAACCAGCAGAAGGATGCGAACAACACCAACTTCTGGGGGAACGCTTTGCAGGTGGGTGCACAGCTGCTGCCGTGGGTGCTGAAAGCGCTTGCCGTGATCTGAAGACCGGTGTGTGGCAGAAGAAAAGGAGAACGACATGTTATTTGATACCTTACGGAGAAAGAACCAGGCGGAACGGGACGAGCGGGAATGGAACGCCAACCGCCCGGCGGACTATGTGAGCCGGAACAAGGATGCAATGGACAGCCTGACCGGGCAGATCGGCAGCGGGTTCGACTGGGATACCGGCAGCAAAGCCTACCAGCAGTACCGCGCCCAGGCCCAGGCCAATGCTGCCGCAGGCGCGGAGAACGCCCGGGCCAACGCGGCGATGCTGGCGGGCGGGTATGGCAGCAGCTACGCCGACAGCGTGGCAAAGCAGGGCCAGCAGCAGGCGCTGAGCGGCATTGACAATGCGGTACCTGGCCTGAGAAGCAAGGCACTGAGCGAATATCAGAACCAGCAGAACGACCTGCTGAGTGCCCTTTCCGGCATGGCCAACACCGAGGCGCTGGACCGCAGTGCCTACGGCAGCAACTTTGCCAACTACACGGCGTGGCAGAATTTCCTTGCCAACCAGAGCGAACAGGCCCGGAACGAGAACAACACTTACTGGAACAACCTCTGGAACACGGTAAAGAACATCGGCTCGGCGGCCCTGACGGCCTACGATGGGTACAAGGGGTACACCTATCAGGAAGAGCAGCTGGCGCTGCAGAAGCAGGCGGCACGGCAGCAAACGGTACAGGTGGCAATGAATCTCGCTGATGCCGGGGGGATTGATCTGGCAAAGGCAATGATGCAGGATGCCGGAATGGATCCGACGCTGCTGGACGGCTACAACGGAAAGCAGATGACGTGGGAGGATAAGCTCAAATGGATCCAGAGTGCATCCGGCATGACGGCAAACGGTGACCAGAAGGGCGCACAGACGATTCTGAACATTCTGGGCATGGATCCGAATTCCATCGCTACCCGTGACGATGTGGCAGATTGGGCATTCAATGACTATGTACGAAAGCAGAGCTTTACAAAGGCCCTGTCCGGCCGGAGTTCGGGCGGGAGTGGAAGCTCGGGCGGCAGTTCGAGGAGTTCCGGCGGCTCCAGCAAGAATGGAAGCGGGTGGACAAACAGCCAGCTGCGGCAGATCGCAACGGATTACCGGAAAATGACGGACAAGGATGAGCTGAAGCCGACTTACCGGAAAATCTTACAGGATGCCGGGTGGCTGGAAGAGGACGGCGGCACGAGCAGCAGCCAGAGCGGCGGCAGCATCGGGTTGATTGCCCCGCTGGCGAATCCGAACAAGTGGGCCCTGCCCGGGGGAACCACGGGAGGGAGCACGGGTAAGAGTACCGGAATGCCGTACAGCAACGCCCTGAGCTATGCAAAGGGGTGGAAGGAACAGGGAATGGATGCAAATACCATCGCCAGTCGGCTGATGAATCTGGGTGCATCGGACGATGTGATCGACAGGGCAATGCAGAACGCTGGATTTTAAGGAGGATACAGGATGGCATGGAAATCGGGAAGTGCTGCTGCGCTGCGGAACCGCAATGAAAAAGAGCGGCAGGAAAAGACTGGGATGGCAACAGCAGCGGGCGGGGCAGAACCCCTCAGTCAGCGCAAGAGCGCTGACAGTCGCAACCCGTTAGCCCTTGGCAGTACGGGAACAAGCTGGGCAAAGGGCAGCGCTGCTGCCCTGCGTGCACAAAAACAGCAGGAAGCAACGAGCCGACAGACGGGCACCGACCTGTACTCCACGGCGCTGGAGGATTACCGGACAAGGAACAACCTGGGCTTTGCGGATGCCATGGACAGCCGGAGCGACGAGCTGAGCCGGCAGAAGGTGACAGTGAGCCCGGCGGGGAATACTCTGGGAACGTGGTACGGACAGCAGGCCCAGAAGCTGAAGAACAGCTATGCGGAATACAGCCAGCCGGACGATTTTGACCAGGCCAACCAGTGGTTTGACCAGCCTCGGAATCAGGAGCTTGTGAACAAGCTGCTGGAAAAGAAGAGCAATTATACCAGCTATGCCGAGGCCGGCACCAGCAGAAACGGGGCCAGCGCCGGGGATGGTAGCATCGACCCCTTCCGCACCACGGGAATCAAGGGGAAGGTGGGCAACACCTACAGCACGGCGGACCTGAAAAAGCTGGGGTACACGGACACGGAGATCCGGCAGGCCAGGGAGTATCTGGACACTATGGAAGAAATCCCGGAGTGGAAGCAGCTGGCCCGGCGGACGGCAAACACCGTGGGCGGCGTTGCGGACACCGTGGCCGCTGCCCCGCTGATGGGTGCGGAGTACCTGGTGCAGGCCGGAAAGAACATCCGGCAGAGCAGCGAGAACCGGAAAGCACTGGAAGCAGCGCTTGCCCGGAACCACCGCGAGAAGAACCTGTATGACCAGCTGATGGAAACTGACATGGACTACCAGCCCAAGTACAGCACCGGCGACCTGTTGCAGCAGGGATTTACCCGGCAGGAGATCGAGGACATGCGCAGCCGCATTGCCGGAACGGAAGCAAAGGGTGGCATCGACACGGAGAAGAGCGTGGGCTACCAGCTGTACAACCGGGGCCAGCAGCTGACGGGCGCGGCCCAGAGCGGCCTGACCGATGTGCAGCGGACTGTGCAGGGCGTGGCGACCAGCGCGGCAGAGAACCTTGCCGTGGCTGCCATCAATCCGGCGGCGGTGCTGCCGGTGCTGAGTGCCCAGGGCGCTGCGGATGCCATGGGCCAGAGCGCGGCCAAGGGCGAAAGCGCAGGCAAGGCGCTGGTGGGCGGCGTGGCCAAGTTTGGCGCAGGATGGGCCATCAACAGCGTGGGTGCGGCTGATCTGGCAAGAACCATGGGCGCGGACTACGCCAGAAATTCCGTGGCGGGAGCTGTGGCAGACAAAATCCGGGCGCTGGCTGGGGATTCGGCCTTTGCGGCGGCACATCCGGCAGTTGCCAACGCCATTTCCGGCGGCATTGACAACGCCGTGCAGGCCTTTGTGGAGACCTACGCCGACAAGGCCATTGATGCGGCCCTGGGAGACAGCGAAGCTGCCCAGACCATGTTTACCACGGACACGCTGGTTCAGGCACTGGAAGCAGGCCTGACCGGCGGCGCGTCCGGTGCACTGGGCGGCGCTGTGGGCACAGGGCTTTCCAGGATGAACGCGGGAGATTCCAGCCTGCGGGGCAACGTGGAGCGGTATGCCGCTCAGGACGAATACGAGCAGGCGCTGAAGGAACACCAGCGCCGGGAGGAGCTGGCGCGGGAACCGGGGGACGGGGAAGAACCTCTCAGGCAGCGCAGTGGCGCTGACAGCTCCCCTACTGAGGGGAGCCCTTGGCAGGACGGGCAGGACGGGCAGGACGGGCAGGGCGTGCTGACGGCAATCAAGAATGATGGCCGAGAGGTATTTTATGACGTTGTAAATATTGAACCGACAAAAATAAAAGCCTCCGATGGAACCGCAGAGGGGAATACCTCTGGCAGCAAGTCCACGGAGACTATTGGAGAAGCCGGGGAATCTGACGCTGAAAATGCTGATTCCAACGGCAAAAGGCACCCGACCTCTCCTGAATCCATTATACAGAATACAGAAGCCGGTGTCAACGACACGGCGGTGGAGAACCCCGGGGAAAATGTGGATTACTCCGACGTAGAAACCAGAATCGACCCGGCGGAGCTGGACGGGACGGCGTGGAACCGGGACGAGCAGAAGCAGACGGCCCGGCAGCTGGCGGCCAATGCCCGGATGACCACCAAGGCGGCGCAGGGCGTGGTGGATGCCATGCCGGAAGGGATCGGAGCCGGGATCTATGCCCGGGCGGCGAACAGCCTGTACCAGCTTGGAAAGATGGAGGACGTGACGAGCTTTGAACAGGCCGTGAACCTGACCGGCCCGGCTTCCACCACCGGCGGTGCGGTGCGGCAGGTGCTGGCGCTGGGGCAGGCAGGCGAGAATGCGCTGCGGATCGCCTACACCTACGGCAGGGGCGAGGCAGAAGCCTACAATGCCCGGAAAGCAGCGGAGATCGGCAGCGGAAAGGGCGCTGTGAACCCGGATGCCGGAACCTATTTCAAGGGCCGGAATGTGAGTGAAGGAACCGATGCCATGGATGCCTTTATCGAACTGGGGGCGAAGAGCAGCGGTACGGCCATCCACCGGGCAGCGGAAGGACTGAAAAACAATGCAAAGGGCCTGATCCGGGCAGCGGCCGGGGAAATGTATCTCTCCGGTGAGGCAGGCAGCGAGACCGTGATGCACGAGACGTTCCACCTGCTGAACGAGTGGAGCCCGGAGACCGGGCAGGCCGTGATGGACCGGATGATGAAGTATCTGGTGCAGCAGAACGGCATGGAAAGCACCGAGAAGCTGGTGGAAAGCTATCTGGCCCGGTATGAGGACAGCGGCGTGAAGATGACCTGGAACCAGGCGCTGGAAGAAATTACGGCAGATGCCATGGAGACGGTGTTCGGCACGGAGGACGGGTTCCGGAACTTTGTGCGCCAGCAGGCGGCGGAAGCGAAGATGAACAGCGAAGCCCGGGGCGTGATCGGGAAGGTAATGAACCGGATCGACGAACTGCTGCACAACGTCCTGGCGGACGTACAGCGATTTTTGAAGAAGGAACCCACCAACGCCGCCGCCAGGGCGGCAAAGAACCTGACTGAAGCGCAGCTCCGGGATCTGCAAAGCCTGTACTTTGAGCATCAGGCGGAGGCCGGCGCAAAATACCGGGAGGCACTGGAAGCAAAACAGGACAGAACAACGAAAACAGAAAATGCCCCTTCCCGGACGGAAGAGGCAGGAGTGAAGTATTCCATTGATGAGGGATTCGAGCAGGCCATTGACGAGCTGGATAACAAAACCAGTGATTCGATGATCACCGTGGGGAAAACGTCTGAAGTGCTGAAGAGCATCGGCGTAAATGACCAGATCATTCTCTGGAATGCGGGCAAGATTCGGAAAATCCTCGCAAAGCACAGCGACGGAATGAACCGGACGATCATCAAACAGGTGCCGCAGGTTCTGGAAGAGCCGGTGATCGTTCTGCATTCCGATGAAAATGCGGGAATACAGCAGGGTAAAGATTACGGCGGCCGGATCTATATGTTCGGTGAAGTGTATGATGCCGCAGGAAAACCTGTGAGTGTTTCACTGGAACTTCTGCCGACCAGAAAGAACGGTCTGGTTATGGACAACATTGTGATCACAAGCGCTTATGGAAAAAACAGCATCCAGAATGCACTGAACAGGGACCAGATCCTTTATGTTGATCCGAATCAAAAAAGAACCGCAGCATGGCTGGGCAGTACTGGGCTCCAATTGCCGGTCCCCCCAACCATGTACGGTTCTATGGGTAAAATAACATATCTCGGGAACTCTGTCAAGATGATACAGCCGAATTCCCGGAACGCAAGGCTGGCGGAATTTCTGACCCGTGATGCGGATGGAAAATACCAGCTGGACGTGGACAGCGAGAGCGTGGACGCGGCCAGAACCGAGGGGCTGGGTGACGTGGAGCAGCAGAACAAACTTGTGGGCAGGGTGATGGACCTTGCAGGCAAGGTGACGGTTTCAGACACAGGGCTGAAGAATATTGCCCGGGCGGTACTGAGCGACTGCGACAGCCGGATGGATGCAAAGACCCTGACGGAACGGCTGCTGGCGTTGAGCGATTACATCCGGCAGAATCAGACCGTGGACTGGGCCGAGGCCAACGCCTTTGTGATGGACATGGCGGACCAGATCATGCAGAAGAGCGCAAAGCGGAACGATGAACTGTGGAAAGCTTATCCGGAACTGCACCGGATGGGAATGACCATTGAGAAGGGGTCGAAGGACTACCGGGAAGTGCTGTACAAATGGGGCAGCTGGGCCAACGCAAAGAAGGAACTGGCCCGACACGGGGTGGACATCCGCCAGAGCAACGAGGGGGAACACAGCCGATGGGACGCTGACTTTACCGAACTGCAGAAGCTGGGTGCCGGGCTGCTGCCCACCGAGACCCCGAGCAGTGCCGCCGATGCGCTGGAAGCTATGGCGGCTGCCCATGATGCCATCCGACCGGTGATGGAGAACAGCTACAATGAGAACTGGGAGGAAGCGCAGCAGGATATTGCCATGCAGATCTGGCAGCGGTACATGGAAAGCCCGGAAATTGCCAGCGAAGAGAATGCAGCACTGCGGAAAGAATTTGCCGAAAAGCGGCAGGAAGTACGGGATATTGCGAAGCAGCAGGCGGCAGAAGCAAAGGCAAAAGCGGAGATTGCCCGGGTCCGGGCCGAGCAGGCGGAGAAGGACGCGCTGGTGGAGCCTTACCGCCAGATAACGGCAAAGGCCATGGAACGGAAAGAGGTTGCAGAACGGTTTGCCAGAAAACAGAAGGAGAGCGTGGCGGCCACGGTGCAGCGGGCGAAGGACAACGCGGCGAAGCGGGTGGAAAAGGCCCGGAAGGCCCGGGAAATGGACAACACCCGGCGGGTCGTGAACCAGCTTACAAACCAGCTGACCCAGATGTGCGAAACGCCCAATGAGAAAAAATATGTGCCGGAGTATCTGCTGGACAAGGTGCGGCCTGTGGTGATGCTGGCCAACGATGCCATTGGCAACCACGAGGCGGCAAAGAAGATCGCAGCCGGGATGGGAGATGCATACGGCCCCATTCCGGAAGGAACGAACATCAGGGATGCCGTGGACGGCCTGAGCCGTGGAATTGCCCGGGAGATGAAGCTGGGCGAACGGGCTGCTGCGGAATGGCAGCAGAGCGGTATCATGGACCAAATCGACAACTGGATGGAGGACGTGAACGAGAACCGGCAGATCGAGATGGAGAAGCTGCGAAGCGAGATCGAGAACGCCAACAAGTGGCTGAAGGAAGAGACCCTGGAGAAAAAGGCGTATATTGCCCGGCTGAATTCCGACCTGAAAGCCTATCAGGACGGCAACATGGCGAAGCTGACGACAGATCAGCTGCGAGGGCTGCGGGACATTCTGGAAAAGACCATGTACATCGTGAAGAACGAGAATGTGATGCTGGGAAGCATGGAAGATGTGATGATCGATGACTTTGCCGAGGATGCTGCGAAAGAACTGGAAGAAGTGGGAAAAAAGCAGGGTGACGGGATGGCTCAGAAGGTGCTGCGGGAGCTGGGCAGCGTGTACCGGATGAATACCATGAACGTCGAGCGGAACTTTGAGCGGATGGGCAACTACCACCACGGCGGAGCCATGGAACAGCTGGGACAGATGCTGAACGATGGACAGTTCCGGAAAGAACGGATCACGGCGGAAGGAGAGAAAATCTTTGACAATGTGACCGGGCCGGAACACGCCGAGGAGCTGCATCGTTTTACCTATGATCTGGTGGACATCGGACTGAAAACGCAGGACGGGAAACCGTGGCCGGTGACCCGGAATGTGGCGGCGGAGCTGTGGGTGCAGCTGCAGAACGAACAGGGAATGCACCATCTGCTGCACGGCGGTGCGACCATTGCGGATCTGCGCTTTTCCACGAAAGGTATGGCAGGGCTGGGAGATCAATTCTCGGAGACCGTGACGCTGGGCGAACTGGTGACCACGGACGGGGACGGAAACAAGCTGAATGCCTATGAGATCAGCCAGAGAGAGAGCAGCCTGCGCACAAGTCTGCTGGGAGAAATTGAGAATGTTCTGACCGACTATGACTGGCTGTGGATCAACGATTTCCGGGAGCTGGGAAAGCTGACAAAACAATACATCAACGAGACCAGCATGACCCTGTATCACACAAAGCAGGCCAGGGTGAACAACTACATCCGGCTGCATGTAGACAAAAACACCCTTGCGGAGCAGAACGAAGGGGTGAAAACAGACCGGAGTGTGGGCAGCGAGGGCTTTATGAAGAACCGCCAGAACAGCTCAAAGCCGCTGGAACTGGTGGGGCTGGTGAAACAGGCCGCGGAGAACATTGAGAATACGGCACAGTTTGCAGGCATGGCGGTGCCGCTGCGAAATGCGGAAAAGGTACTGAACAGTATGCAGGGCGGAAAGACCCTGTACGGCCAGATCGAACGGGTCTGGGGCCGGGCCGGACGGAATTACATGACCAAAGCCATGGCCGATCTGACGGGCACAAAGAGCGGAGGCGAGGTATTTGACCACCTGAGCAGCGTGCTGCGGGGCAATGCCGCTGCCGCCGTGCTGACGGGAAACCTGAACGTGACCCTGCTGCAGGCGGCATCCCTGCCCACGGCAGCAGCAGAACTGGGCTGGAACGCTGTGGGACAGAGTGCGATCCAGTTTGTGAAGAACGCCTCCGGCAAGGAACGAAAGGCCGTTGAGCAGCGGGCTTACCGGTTCGGCGATACGCTGCTGCCCACCCGTATGCGAGGGAGCAGACGGGGCGAACTGAGTACGGCAGCGAAGGACCAGGGCGTTTTCAGCACACTGCACGATGCAGCCCGGAACAGCGGCAACAAAGCCCTGCGCGGCGTGACCCGGGCGGTGGATGCCGTGGCAGACAAGGCGGCGGGAAGCATCGGATGGATGGACGAAGTGACCGTTGCGGCCCTGTTCCACGGCTCGGAGCAGTATGTGCAGAAGAATCTGGCGGAGTACGATCTGACAGAGGCGGATCTGCCCACCAAAACGCAGGAGGACGGCAGCAAGGCTTACCAGAACGCCGTTGTCTCCAAGTTCCAGCGAGTGGTGGAACGCACCCAGCCAAACTACACTGCCATGCAGCGGACCGGAATACAGCGCTCGAAGAACCAGATGCTGAAGACCATAAGCATGTTCAGCACCCAGCGCCAGCAGAATGCTCAGATCGTGGTGAGTGCCGTGGAGGATCTGGCCGCACAGGCAGAGCGGTACTGGACGGACGGGAGCGCAGAGAACAAAGCTGAACTGAAAAAGGCACTGCAGCGGACGATGGATATGGCCAGCAGCCAGATCGTGCAGACGGCGGTGATCGCCGGACTGGGCCTTGCCGTGAAGTTTGTTCTGCACAAGTGGGGCGATTTGCAGGACGAGAACGGCGACATGACGCTGTGGAGCGTGGGCAGCAACTTTTTGTATCAGTTCCTTAACAGCGGCGTGAGCAACTACACCGGCGGCAGCGAGCTGTGGACGGCGGGGGAGACCATTCTGAGCGGAAAGAGTTTTGGCAGTTATGACAGTATCAGCATGACGGGTTTCTCGGCGGTAAACGACGTGGTAAAGACCATTTCCAAGCTGAACGGCCTGCTGGATAAGGACACCGGCGAGATGACCGAAAAAGAGCTGGACGATTATGCCGACAGCGTGAAATGGGCTTGGGCTGACACGGCGGGCCAGCTGATGATGCTGGTGGGCGTGCCCTACAACAACGGCAAAAAGTATGTGCAGGCCGTGTTCGGCTGGATGGACAGCATCAAGGAGTGGGGTGAGACGGGCGACGTGAATTTCAGCTCCCTGCCTGCCAGCGCCACCGGGCAGTATGACCGGCTGTACAATGCCATCCAGAGCGGAGACAGCGAGGAAGCGGCGGCAGCGCTGGGGAAGCTGGAAGGGATGAAGAAAACCGACCAGATCGCCAGCCAGCTGAAACGGCGGCTGAAACAGTATGATGAGGACATTCAGGCAGCGGCAGAGTACCAGAACGACGGAAAGGAGAGCAATGCCGGAGAAGCAAAGAACCGGGTCCTGGAACGGATGTGCACTGCCTACGGGGTGAGATTGGTAAACGACCCGAAAAAGACCCCGGCGGATGATGCGCAGCGGGATGCGTTTGTGGACATCATCAACGGGGCTGTGAATGAAAAGGCCGACAGTCTGCTGGCCGGGGACAAGGACCGGACGGTCTACTCCGACCTGACAGACGCACTGGAAACCGGAAAGCGGAAGGACGTGCAGGACGAGATCCAGCGGCTGCGGACGGCGGGCAAAGCGGACAGCCAGATCAAGAGCAAGATCACCGATGCGGTGAAAGAGGAGTATCTGGCGGGCAACGACCGTGACCGGGAGAAGCTGGAGAAGCTGCTGACGAGCCTGACCAAAGAGGACGGGACAGCCATGTATGAGGAAAAGAACTTTGCCCAGTGGGTGAAGGACGCGGCAAAGAAGGAGGAACAGGCAAAGAACAGCAAGGATGAGTGGGCAGGGGTGAGGTAAACCTCTCAGTCACGCTTTGCGTGACAGCTCCCCTAGTAGGGGAGCCAAGTTCACGTTGCTGCTCTTTTGCGGGGAGCCCTGCTTAGAAGAAAGGGAGACCGTTCGGGGTGAGCGGCCTCCCTTTTGCTATGCTATTCTGTTAAATCATGCCGAGTTCGGATTTCAGACCTTTTTGCAGAACACTGGAAAAATTGATGTGTGCGGATTCGGCTGCATCGTTAAGCCAACCGGGAATGGAAAGCGTCTTTTTGACCGGTTTAAACTGCTTCTGATATTCTTCCATATCAAAAGGAATCATCGCAACGAAATCTCCGTCATCCACATGAATGGCAGAAGGAAGAGAGGGTTTGGGACATACTTCACAATCTTCGAGCATTAGGCCAATTGCATCTTGAGCCATAGAAACCGCTTCGTCCATGGTTTCCCCTTGAGTGAAGCAACCTTCAATATCTGGAATTGTAACGGAATATCCTGTTTCTTCTGGATGAAAAACAGCAGGATAAAATACAGCAGTCATTTTAATATTACCTCATTGTGCAATGTGATGTAAGTTTTGAAAATAGTATACGATAATGAGAAAGCTAATATTCAATTATTTCAATAATTATAATGTAACGTTAGGATAACCAGAAATTCTCTGGTTCGATCCTAACAAAATGATATTATTTTTTGATTCCGGCTTGTTTGAGAATGTTATTTTCTGTACCTGGCTTCAGATCCTTTGCATGATAAGGAACGACAGTGGATTTCCCGGTAGTGGGGTTACTGTACATCCGGTGAGAGCCATTGGAGCGAATGCAAACAAAGCCGTTTTGCTCCAACAGCCGACACATCTCTTTTGGAGTTAGCGGCATGGCGGTGGAATCCTCCTTTCTTCGTTGGTAATTTGATTATATACGTATTTTACGTATTTGTCAAGAGGCGGGAACTTATGTATGTCCGGGGTAGTTGCACCCGGCGGGGCGTGATAGGATAGGGGCAGGAAGGGCGCACAAATCTGAAATGAGACCTCTGGATCGATCGAGGAGTGCGCCCGATTGGTGAAGGGAGTGAAACTGTGAGCCAACTGGATATCAAGATCAGAAAGCTGCAGGACAACGGCTCGACGTTCCGGGCAAACATTGAGACGCTGTATCTGGGCGGTGTGCGGAGCGCCAAGGTGGACGAGCTCCGCTTTGAGCTGCCGGAAGAGTGGAAGAACTGCACCGTGACCCTGCATGTGCAGCGCCTGAGCGGCACAAAGCCGGACCCCCAACTGCTGGACGAACAGAACAGCGCACTGGTAGACCGGCGGTGGACACTGGAAAAAGAAGGCACCTGGATGCTGCTGGCTATCAACGACAGCGGCTACATTGCCATGACCAAGCCCGGCAAGTACACCTGCTATGACACCATCGACACCGACACGACCACCGAGAACATTACGCCGAGCATCTATGAACAGTTCGTGGCCGAGGTGACGAAGTACGCCAAGCAGGCGCTGGAGAGCATGAACGCGGCCAAGGCCAGTGAGGAAGCAGCGGCCAAATCTGCTAAAGAAGCAGCGAACTCTGCCGCCAGCATTGAAGAAAGCGTGCGGGTGAGCGGGGAAAATGCCAAAAAGGCTGCAAACAGTGCTGCTGCGGCAAAGAAAAGTGAGGAAGCGGCAGCAAAGAGCGCAGAGGCATCTGAGAACAGCGCTAAGAAAAGCGCCGGGAGTGAGAGTGCATCCAAGGCTAGTGAGGAAAAGGCAAAGGACAGTGAAGAGGCGGCGAAAAAGAGCGAGAACGCAGCAGCCCTGAGCGAGACCAAGTCCGCCGCCAGCGAGGAGCGCGCCAAGACCAGTGAGACCGCCGCCAAGCAGGCCCTGCAGGATACGAAAACGGAGCACACCGCCGCCTTGCAGAACATCGCACGGGCCCGCACCATAACCCTGACCGACGTGGCCAACTCCACCAGGACAGCCACCACCGCGGCAGAAACCGCCACCCAGCAGGCCACCGACGCTGCGGGGAGCGCTTCCACCGCCGCCACCAAGGCCGGGGAGGCATCCACCAGTGCGGGGGCGGCAAAGGCCGATGCCGACCGGGCAGAGAAAGCCAGCACCGACGCGGCCAATGCGGCCACCAATGCTGTGAGGCAGGCCAAAGAAGCCGGAACCTTTGATGGCCAGTCGGCCTATGCGCTGGCTGTTCAGCTAGGATATACGGGCAGTGAAGCCGCCTGGATCGCCAGCCTGAAAGGCGCAAAGGGCGACAAGGGTGACAAAGGAGATACCGGCCCGCAGGGGCCGAAGGGCGCTACCGGAGCCACTGGCCCGCAGGGGCCGCAAGGGCCCACCGGTGCAACGGGAGCCAGAGGTCCCACCGGAGCTACCGGCCCGCAAGGCCCGGCGGGTGCTTCAGCGGTAGCAGCAAGCGGCAGTAACTGGGTAAGATTTTCAGACGGAACACAGATCTGCTGGGGAAATGGCCATGATACACAGAATTTCCCTGTGGCCTTTACCAATACAAGCTACTCTTGCGTTGGTTCCTTCAGCGATGATGGTATGAAACTTTATCATTTTAGATTTGCAGAAAAAACAACAACGTCTATGAACATCGTCGATTCAAGTGGTTATAATGTCGAATGGGTCGCCTATGGCCGCTGGTGGTGAGGTGAACGCAAATGGAGATCAAACCCGGAATAAAAATCCTGAAGCCTGTTATCACGCAGGAAGAGTGCGACACTTATTCTGCCGCTGCGGATGCCATTACCGCTCACAATGCAGCGGCTGCCGTGGGCGAGGCCCTGTGGAGCATGGACGACCAGCCGGAGTTTTACGTTGTGGTGGAGGCCGGCACGAAGCCAGACCCTGCCGATGCACCGAAGCCGACCCCTACACTGGAGGAGCGGCTTGCTACGATGGAGAGCGCCCAGGCAGATGCCGATGCGCTGAACGTTGACCAGGCCTATCGGCTGACGCTGCTGGAACTGGGGATCACTGAGTAAAACCCTCTGCCAAGAGGACGATAACATTTTTAAGATGGGGCACTGCCCCGGAAAGGACAAACCTATGTTGTACCGTACCTGTAAACGCATGATCGAACGCGGCAATCTGGAGGGCATGAGCACCAAGCTGGATGTTTTCTATGCCGCAGGCAAGTTGACCGATGACGAGTACAAGGAGCTGACCGAGCTGCTGGCCGAGAAGGAGGCGCAGATCAATGCCCAGAACCATTCTTGACGTTTCCCGCTGGCAGGGCCACATTGACTGGGACAAGGTCAAGGCAAACGGCCTTGTTTCCGGCGTGATGATCCGAGCCATGGGCAACAGCAAAGAGGGCAAACCCAGTAAGCCCTACATCGACCCCTACTTTGCCCGCAACTATGCCGAGTGCACGGCGCGGGGCATCCCGGTGGGCGGTTACTACTACACCTGCGCCACCACTCCCCAGCAGACGGCCGCAGAACTGGCCGCCCTGCGTGCTGCGCTGGCGGACAAGAACTTCCAACTGCCCATCGTGGTGGATGCAGAAGACCCGAAGCTGCGCAGTCTGACCCCGGCCAAGTTGTCCGCCCGCGTGGCCGAAGCCGCTGCCCAACTCGAAGCGTGGGGGCTGTATGCAATGGTGTACACCTACACCAATTTCGCGGACACCGCCCTCGACATGGCAGCCCTCGCTGCTTACGATCTGTGGATCGCGGACTACCGCGGCACGCGCCCCACCCGCAAGCACGGCATGTGGCAGTACACCAGCAGCGGCACCATCCCCGGCGTGAGCGGCCCGGTAGACCTGAGCGTGGCCTACAAGGACTACGCGGGCATCATCCAGCGGGCCGGGTTGGGGCAGGTCAGGGGGTGAGACCGATGTGGCAATGGATCGCCCAATATTGGGCAGAGTGGGCTTTCGGTCTGCTGGGCACCGCCGTCATCGCGGTGGTCATCAAGTACAAGGCTCTGCTGGACGGCGTGCTGGCCATCCTGCATGATCGTATCTATCAGGCGTGTCAGTATTACATCAAGCAGGGCAGCATTGACACTGGTGGACTGAAAAACCTCGAATACCTTTACAAAAGCTATCACGCACTGGGCGGCAACGGCACTGGCACAGAGCTGTACAACCGCGCCAAGGCATTACCCATTAAACAGGAGGACTGACCTATGATGAACAAGAGAGTTCCCGCCGCAACCATTGCCCGCACTGTTGTGCTGGCACTGGCCCTCGTCAACCAGCTGCTGAGCGCAGCAGGCAAGCCGGTGCTGCCCATCGACAGCGCCAGCGTGGAGCAGTGGGTGACGGCTGGCCTGACCACCGCTGCCGCCATCTGGGCATGGTGGGAAAATAACTCCTTCACCCCCGAGGCCATCCACGCCGATGAGCTGCTGGATCAGATGCAGGGGAAGATCAAGTAAGATCCAATTACCGTACATAGCAGCAGCCCCGGGGAGCCTGATGGTTCCTCGGGGCTGAGTTTGTGTTTTCGACTTCTTTCGACAAAAGGCGTAGCATGATGGGCGAAAGGATGTGTTAGAATGACTGATACACAATTTGACCACTTGCTGCGCCCTCTGGGTATCATTCGCACAAAGAATGATTATTATACTCTCCGGCAGTGTATGACGCTGATTTGCGCCAGGCCTGACCGGTTGCGAGCCTTGCAGAAGGAAGTTTATCTGCCTGTGGAGGAAGCTTCTGGTCATGCTTGGAGGGCTGTGGAGAGCGCTGTTCGCAGGACGGCAAAGCTGGCGTGGAAAACTGACCCGGAGAAAGTGCAGGTGTTGGCGGGATACCCGCTGGATCATCGGCCAACAGCGGGACAGTTTTTGGAGATGCTGTATAATGCAGCGGATACTATGTACGAGAAAAAGTAA